GTGAGATTTGTGATGGAAGTGGCCAGACATCACAATATCGAAATTCTTGAATAATTTTTTATCCATGCCATCATGACACATCAATCCTGCGCCCATTTCAAATCCTGCGATTTCAAGATGTCCCATCGCAATTTTTGCTTTGGTTTTCTTTAAATGAGATATTGTGTTATCATAATTTTCTGAATTAATCCAAGGAATAAAACATACATCGGTTCCGTCAAAATTTAGAGTTGTAGTTTCAGTATAAATTTTTAATTCATCACCAAATAACTGTTCCATTGAGTTAATGCGATTTGTATTCTTATAATACACATCATGATTACCAATGATGAAATATGTGTCGTACTTCTTAAGACGCTCAATAAATCTACTTTTAAACCCATCTAAGATATTATAGTTAATAAACTTTCGTCTATCGGTTACATCACCCAAATGAATAACCGTGTCAATTTCATTTTCATCAAGATAAGGGAAAAAGACATTATCATAGAATTCCAAAAAATAATTATGAAATAGAATAGAGTCGCCTCGGGCACCAAAATGGGTGTCCGTAATCAATGCAATTTTCATTATAAATTATACTTCCTTATTCTGCATTCTTTTCTCTTTTGCCTTCTCTTTCTTTTTTCTTTGAGTTTCTTCAAATTCGGCAAGAAATTGATCCATGTTACTGTGTACAAAATCTAAGACACCTCTTTTTATCTGACTATTATCTGGGCCAGCCATTACTTCATCAAGAAGTTCTTGATTTTCTAGAGACTTATACTTAACATAAGATTGTTTCTTTTCCTTTTGAATTCTTCGAATAAACGCATAGTAAATGATTTGAGTAAAATACGCAAAAGGGTTCGATGATTTTTCTGGGTTAAAATTGTCAATGTACAACAAACAATTTTCTATCCCATCAGATATCATTTCATCTTTATATGTGTAGTTAATAAAGTTTGGTTTATAGGAAAGATGTTGGGCAATTTTCATAATGCACTCGCCTATGTAGTTAGGCACTCTAGGGCGTTCTGTCCCATTTTCCTTTGACTGGTTGACTGCATCCTTATACTTTATCATTTCTTGGAGTAGGAGTTTGTTGTCAACATAATGATTTCTCTTGGTTTTGTCTTTAGTTCTTGGCATAATATTTTTTTCCTAATAAAGTTATGTACATACTACCACAAAATGGTTAACGTGTCAATCAATTTTTTTTTATTTTTTTATTTTTTTCTCTTGACAAGTCCTTGACAACCGTGTATTATCCACTATGTGGATGGTTAAGGATATTAATGTATTGTCCTATTAGACTGCTTTATTAACATCTCTAAGAAGTCTTCTTGTGAAGGTTCTTCTGGTTCATCAATACTTACACTGTTCTCTGGGGGAGCAGTTCCGACTTCTTTATCAATCTGTTCATTAAAATTTTTGTTGTTTAAAATCATTTGATAATGGTCAACTAGATCTTTATGTGGTTCATTAACAGTAATTATATCATTAAGTGCGACTTTTGTAAAGTTATCTCTTGAAAAATTTAACCAATCGATGAGCGTAGTGCTAAACTCTCCGTTCTGAGGGTTTATGAATGATTTAATCTCATATGGATTATGAAAAATTATATAACCCTTCCCTTCTATTTCTTCGGGAGTGATTTGAGTGATTATATTTTCTTTTGTTATGAGTTTAATTAATTTATACTCAACATTCATTTCGGAAATAATCCTTTTTTAAACTACTCAGAAATCTTAACTTCATGAATTTTGAAGTCAAATTTCTCTTCGTTGTAAATATTTAGTCTTTCATAAAAGTGCCTCAGTGCAAAATTCATATGTGATTTGTACTTCATATCATCAGCGATATCATACAACACGGCACTTTCTTTGTTGTTTCCCTTCCTCAGTCCTCTTCCTATTGATTGAAGATTTCGTACTCGACTCTTTGAAGGAGATGTAAAAATTACATTATGTAAATTACGAATATTGACACCAGTAGAAAATGTGCCGTAAGAAGCAACGATAATTGCGTTTTTCTCTTTTTCCGTAATTCTTCGTATTTCTTCTCTAATTTCTGCGTCAACTCCTCCATGCACAAAAAAGACTCTTCTGTTTTCATCTGCACCATCCTTTAACAAATTATGTAATGGGATTCCATGTTTTTCCACAAAATTAAATAAGACAAGTGTGTTGCCCTTTAAATCAAGAACCAGATTCTTGATGAATTCATTTCTGCGATTATTTGTGACAATCCACTCTACTTCATCTGCGTATTTGGTTCCTTTCATTTCCTTGCATATCTTCTCTGGATATTTTAATACTATACACTTGATACTAAAGTCTGCAAGGGTTTTGCTATCGATTAGTTTTCTTGTAGTGGTAACTTGTTTTACATCACCAAACAATCCAGTCAGAACTAATTTATGAGTTTTACTTCCATCCAAAGTTCCAGTAGTTCCAAATCTATATTTACAACTAGTAAGTCTGTCCATAATCTTATTTAATGAGTTCGCTTTGAATAAGTGACACTCATCACCTATTACAACATTAAACTGATCCCAATAATCTCTAGGCATTTTATAAATGGACTGCCATGTAGATATTACAACTTTTTTGTCGGTTTCTTTACTTTGTCCTTGGAATATTTTATGGCAATATTTTTCTACATTCCAACCATAATCTGCAAAGTCAGAATACATCTGGGAAACCAGAGATGTTGTTGGTACAATTATCAATATCTTCTTTCCCTTTACATTAGGATGCATATTATAAAATCTTACCAATGTGTATATAATTAAAGATTTACCTGATGCAGTAGGAGAAAGTAGTAGTGCTCGGTTGTAGTTGATTGCATGTTTGATAGCATCAAGTTGATAATCTCTATAATCAATCTTCTTCCCCTGACTATGTGGATCGATATATTTGCACAACTCTTGTAAATTGTTATCTGTAAAATTTGTGTCTGTTAAATCATCTTCAAAGGAGAGTTCATAACCATTTTTATCACAGAAAAATTTTAATTAATTTAGTAGTCCAACATACAACTTACAATTGGTTGGATTGAACAATCGTATTTTACCATCCCAATACTTATTTCTATATGCAGGCATAAATTCGGCGCCAGGGACTTTAAATGTGAAGTAGTCCACAAGTTCCTTTAACATATGAAGTTCATCTGCGTCTACTTGCAAGTAAACCTCATTTAATTTAGCAGCATAAAATTTAGACATTAATTACCTTCTAACCACTTTTTCCAGTCTATGTAATTTTTTATAGTCCATTTCTTTTGGTCTATTAATATGTCTAGCGTCTTACTAATTAAATCTAAAATTTGATTTTGAAGTAAAACATTTTTCTTTAACTTTAAAACATCTGGATCACTATCCATCCAAGAACCAACATCAGATTTAAGAATTTTCGTTCCTTCTATCTGCCATCCTTTGGATATGATTTCATCTTCAGACATCTTGCCTGTATAGTATTTCATTTTATCTCCGACTAATTTTTTATAGTCGAGTTCAATAAACTGGAGTTTTGTCTGATTTACTTGTTGGTAGGTCATCCACTTACCAATTAGATTCTGATTGTGAACTAGTTCGTCTTCTAGTCTCAGAAAATCAATCTTAACATCCTTTTCGGACTCTTTGGTAAGTTCTGCTATTTTTGATAATAAGTTAGAGTATTCACTCATAATAAAAAATCCATTCAATTAATAACTATTTATAATCGTTCCACCACATAGTTTCTGTATTGAAAATCTGCCT